AACGCAAGAGCCTTACCGTCGTAGTGACTCTTGAAATGATACGGGTTCACCTGACAGTACTTGCCAGTATTCGGGCGAAAGCCTTGAGCCACTTGGTAGTAGTCATCGCCGCAAACGCGGTTGCTGTTAGCGATGAAGTCGATCTTGCCCGACTTCAGATTCAAGCACAAACTAGAATGGTTACGAACCGAAAGCGTACCCTTGATGCCATACTTCTTAAGAATAGCCTTAACCTTGGGGGCAATCTTTGCTTTCTTTTCTTGGTTCATGTAAGCCATTTTCTAATTCCTTCTCAAACTCTATAAATCTATTATACACTAACTTGCCCAAATGTCAAGTTTTTTCTACGTAGCGGGGGGAGCCACTTCCCTTTAATTAGGCCCTTACTTGTTCACGACACTTATCTCCCGTTTCTCGACTCTATATAACTATTATACAGAGTTTTGGGATAGACTCAACCTTTTTATTGCCTTTTTTACAACTAAAATTCCATGGAACTCAATCACTTATAAGCCATTGATTTTATTGGAAACTAAGTTGTTGATTTTACTATGATCCAGTAGACCTAATAGGACCCGCTAGGCCAGGTGCTAAATTTATACTTACTAGTACTCTAGTACTAAGAAATATCCGGTCCTAGCGGGTCCTAGCTAGGAAAAATACTCATCCTGAGATTTGATCTAACTTCTTTTCAAGTTTGACTATCAATGCCTTTAACCTATCAATGACCGGATCTGTAAAATCGTCATTAAACATTGATGATATCTCGTTGTCACGCGCACGGGTAGTAACTACGATAGTGACACAGTTATAAATGTCCTTGATATCGTCATCGGTTAAGACAGGCATATCAGACTCCCAAATCTTCTTTACTCAAAACCATCTTAATCAACTCAGTTGGGAAATCGTAATCCTGATTATTCAGAATAAACTTCCGTATAGTTTTCTGCAAATCTTCATGCCGCTCACGCCAATTTTCTTGCACAGTAATTGTGTCCATATTATACTCCAAACCTCTCATAACTGCGAATAGGACTAGTCCTGTCAGTTGTGCTTTCCTCAACGGCAATTTCAATGCCGCGCTCGCGCAGAGCCTCAACCAAAAGGCTAGCGTCACAATCTTCCTCAAGGTAAACAGTCTTACCTCGCTGATATGAATACGGGCTGATCTTACCAGCAAGGTCCATATCATATACAATCTTGCGTTTTACTGCAACCCAGCCATGACCGGGATCCGAATAAAACTTAAGTTTAATTTTGTTCATTATTGATTGATCTTTTCGCTGAAGCCATGAGCCATCAAAAGTTCACGCTGGGCAATACCGAGTGCGTACTCTAGAATATCTGCCTTTGTGGGGCTTTTGGCAACCAAGCCTTCGGCAATCTGATCTAGGGTGAATGCATCTGCTGTTAGTAATAGCTCCACAATCTTGTTTGCTAGTATGCTACGTAACATATCGTTCATATTAAATTCCTGCCCATGAGAGATGAGTGTAAGATTCTGTTTCGAGGACGCTACCACGGGCAAAGTTCTTTGCTGGTTGTGCCCAACCAGCAGCCTTAAGTATGTCACCAAACTTAAACTTGTCATCTGCCTTAACACAGATAAAAGAATGAACCGAACGATGACCATCCTTGTGTGCGCTGATCACCTTAAGGAACTTGCTGCCACGCTTGAATTCGATGGCATAACTGTTCGGCATATAACCAGTCTTGTTATAGTTTGCGACCAGATGGTCAGCGTAATGATGAATCGCAATATCAAAATCATAATCTGGGAACTTCATATCTCTCTCCGTTTCTTAACTCTATGTAACTATTATACATCATTATGGGCGGGATGCAACCTTTTTTGCAAACTATAATTCCAACAAAATCAATGACTTACAAACCTAATAAAATCAATCACTTACATTACCTAGTAAACATCAGGGACTTTCTTTTGTTCAAAATGTCCGCAACTGTCGCAATACCTCTGTTGGCAATAGGAGAAATGCATAGTATTTTTTTTAGGCTCAGACCACTTTTGCCATCGATGGATTCCAAATTTGCACCACCGACTGGTAACCAAGAGTGTTTGCTCTTTTAGTACTCTAAAAGTGTTATCGGCTTCATTCATCGGACCAATCTTCCCAACGATTATTTTTTGGTTTACGCCTGTAGTCGGTCTTGGGTACAGCCGTCTTATGCTGTTGAGGGGTGTCGCCATAAAACAGCGGGCGAAACGCCTTAGGCTGCTGACTCTTAATCTTAGAAGGTTTCTTGCTCATACCAAGTAATTACTTATGCTCTTCCCATTTAGTAAAAAACGTGTCAATCTTATTCTTTTCCGAATGATTAGCAAAGTAATCATTATCCTGATCACAAAGAGTTAACCCTTCTTCTTTAGTTATTACACGGTGACTAACAATCTGCTCGCCAAGATGTAGCTGACTAAATTCCTTAGCATTTTCTATAGTCACCGTATCAAGCGCCCAAGTAGTTTTATCATTTCCGTAATCGTCGATGCCAACTGGCACTTCGACCATATATCGAGTGCGGAATGTACTGATCGCTTCAACAAGTACCCACTGCTTTTCTTCTACTTTGGTAAGAGTGAAACTTCCGTCTTTGTTGTCTTTCCAATCAAGGGTATCCCCTTCCTTCCAATCTACTTCTACAAGTATTTCGGGAGGAAATTCTAAGAGATACTCACCCGTTTTAGGGTCTTCCTTTACTTCTGCGGTCCAAGAATTGTTATTCATAGATATTATATTAACACTCTTTTATCACTATATCATGCATTTTGGGTATTTACTTAAAGGTGTTAAGTTTGGGGTTAATCTGTTTAATAAGTGCTGTCTCACGCTGATGCGCTTCTGCCTTGCCCCTGACAACCTGTAGCATAGAGATCGTGAACTTTTCCTGACCATACTTGCGAATAGCACGACAGAGGCCCCAGTCTTTGGTCTCAGTCATAGCACGTTGTACATGCTTTTGAAAACGGCGCTTGATCGTGCGCTCAACCGAACCGGCAAATGCTAAGGCGGTCAGACCAATATATTTGGCACCGGTGCGTTGATTCACGATTTGATAGATAACGTGATTGCGATCTGACCGACGTTTGCGAGTTTTCATACTATCTATTATAGCAGGATTGACCCAAAAGTCAACTTTTTTAATCCTAATAAAATCAATAACTTACAGAGGGGTGTAATATTCAGGGGGATAAAGTTGAATTTTGTCCCATCTGTATACACTTTTTCCTGGTATAATCACCGCTGGTTTAGTCATAAAATACCAATTTGGTAAAATTTCAGAAATCAAAGGTACCACATGATGTGCATAAAACTTATGTCTTGAGTCTCCTTCTCCTGTAAAGCTGACTGTATTTGGGGATAGATGTTTGGCTTTTACAGATTTAGGTAGCTCACGTTTTATAATGTCGCGCACTGTGCTAAGTATTCTTATACTAGTACTTAAAGGAATTTTAGGTATATCTGATGGTCGGTTATAGTAATCATCAACTGCATAAATTATTTGCAAATCACCTACCATTCCGTTAATAAAACTAACTTCTACTTTATGTCCATCTACCATAGCATAAAAAGTAGTACGTTTTCTTCTTGGATGAGGTTCGTAAGGTTCGGGCTTTGCACCTATTTCAAATAAAGAAGCATTATTGAATTCATTAAATCGCATCTAGTATTTATACTAGAATTGGAGCAGGATATCGGGCTCGAACCGATGACATTTTCGTTGGCAACGAAACATTCTACCACTGAATTAATCCTGCTTACGACTAGCATGCCATTCTTTAATGGCTTTTCTAATTTTTTCATTATGTTCAGGAGTTCTAACTTTAGATTTTCCTTTAGCATTAGTTCCTAATTTATTACCTTTCATTAGTTCAGATTGTTTTTTACGTGCTTCTTCAGTTACTGCGGCTTTTCTACTATCAGATATTTTCTTTTTTGATTCATCTGAAAGAATTGCACCTGTCCTCAAATTCAGACCTGTTCTGTTAATATACCCGAACCCACCTTTACCACCATCGCACAAATTATAACTCATTTCTGAAATAACTACTAGTTCTTTTTCTTTATCTCTCATATCTTTTTCATTATCAAAGATATATAGAATTTCTTTCTCAAAATTTTCAATACCATATTTTTTATATGCTGAGTGCAATCTTTTCCCTGAACCCATATATCCATCATTAATATTAGTGGTCTGATGCATTCCTATATAAAATTTGTTATTAATTTTATTTGTTATCTTGTATACATAATAGAACAAAGTTTTTCTCCTTTATTCTATTTATGCAAAGTTTCGTTTTACCAACTGAGCTACGCCCGCATTATACTGTCAATAAATCGTCTTATGAAGTATTTACTTATTGACAACAGTACTGATTTTTTAAATTGGCGACCTCGGCAGGATTCGAACCTGCGACAAGTGGAGTAGAAATCCACTGCTCTATCCAGACTGAGCTACGAGGCCGTATTTGGTAGGCTCGGAAGGTAATGCTCCTTCTTTTACTGGCTAAAAGCCAGTTACTTTACTTTTAAGTTACGAACCCAAAAACTTCTTCGAATTGGCAGACCCTACGGGTGACGATCCCGTTACTCCACCTTGAAAGGGTGGTGATATAACCAACGTTATCTAAGGGTCCTCATTCATGAATCCATTTATAAGATTTCTTATTTTTAAGAAACCATATTGCATTCTTACTAAGGTTATACTCTTCTGCTAAGTCCTGCAATGATTTATCATTTTTGTAGTATATCTCTAAAGCAGTTTGTTTGTCAAGCCTTCTTTTATACCTTTTGCTTTCTACATTTAGCAAATTGTATTTGCGAAACTTTTTTCTATATTTTCCAGCACAACTTCTATTACAAAAATTTGTGTCTGTTTTTAACACTTTTTCAGAATGATACACTGCGTTGCATTCTGTACAAGTATATGAAAATTTAGGTTTATATTCGTCATATAAAGTATGAAACTTAGATGTACCGTACTTATGTTTAACGTATTCAAAGGTGAACTCTAAGTCTACCTTTCGTAGCACTTTTACAGTATATCCTAATCTTTCTGCTACTTCTGTTTTTTTATTTACAGAGTCTTGAGATTCATATCCTTTCGTTTCAATGATAGTTTTTCCGTCGTCTAATAAAAAATCGGGATAATATATTATACCATTATACTCTAGATTACCAGGAAACCTAGTAAAAGGTATGTTATGATCTAGATGATAGATTGCCCAGCACAACTCGTAGGTTGACCCGCAATATATACCTTTATAATATCCCGATTTACTCCTACCGGATCGTTCACGATATCCTCCCATAATACAACACTCCTTAAAAGTATTTATACTAAAGGTTGATTTTTCATGT